CAGGCGTAAGCGTAACAGTCATAGACGAATCGTTCTATACCCCAGCCGCAGCCGGTACAGTACCTTTATTTTTAGTTGCTTCAGCTAGCAACAAACAAAACGGAGCAGGCACAGGCACAGCACCTGGAACGCTAGCCGCAAACGCTGGCAAAGTATATTTGCTAACAAGTCAGAAAGATTTATCAGACACCTTTGGTGTTCCAGCTTTTTACACTGATGCTGGCAACAATCCAATACACGGTGGCGAGATCAACGAATACGGTCTAGAGGCGGCCTACAGTTTCTTAGGAGTTAGTAATCGTGCATATGTTGTACGTGCTGACTTAGACCTATCACAACTAGTAGGAACTGCAACTGCACCGACTAGTCCTCCAGCAGATGGTACATATTGGTTAGACACTGTTAACACTAAATGGGGTACGTTCCAGTGGAATGCCGCTAGTGCAACCACTGTAGGTGGACAGACATTTACTAATCAAACAGTAACAGTTATCACAGATTCAACATTGCTAAGTTCAGGAGTTCCATTGTCCAGCTTTGGTACTATCGGACAGTATGCTATCGTAGCAACCACAACATTGTTAAAAGTTTATCTAAAGAAATATCTAACAGACACAGCCGCTGGTACATGGGTTGAAGTTGGAACAGGTGCATGGGCGGCAAGTTGGCCGACCGCTACAGGTACTGCACAGAATCCGACATTGCTAACTGGTGATACACTTGTAATTAATACTGTATCTACTACTGGTGTAACAACATTATCAGCATTGGTCACAGCTATCAATGGTAATGCTACGCTAACAACGGCAGGTATCAAAGCGGCAGTGATCAACGGTTACTTGAACATCTATTCAACAGGTGTAGCAGTTGCAATCAGCGGAACCACAGTTGCCAAAGCTGGGCTATCAACAGGTTCATACCTAGCACCTGCCCTGACAGTTGGACCACACACTTCAGTTCCATTGTACAAGATTGCAGATCAAGCAAGTTATATTGCCGGGTATCCAACGGGTTCACTATGGATTAAAACAACTTCAGCTAACTTGGGATCAGACTATATTCTCAAGAAGTACAGCACAACAGCCAACGCATTCCAATCACAACGTGTAGGAATTTACGCTGGCAACAGCACAGCACTTTATAATTTAGACTTTGCTGGCGGTGGTTTGAATCTTCCAGTTGGCACAGTATTTGCCAAGTACAATGACAGCGAACTAAGTCCAGCTACTGGTAATTTTAAATTCTACATCCGCTCAGGAGTAGGTGCAACTACCATTAGATCAAGTGTGATTGCCAGTGCTACATTTACTAGCGGTACAAACACATTTACCCTAAGCGAAAGCGTATTAGGCAGTGCTACAATGAGTTCAGCAGTAAGTGTTTCATTTACAGCTACTGGTGCATCATCTGATGCCAACTTGTTGTTAACTGCAATAACAGCCGCAGGATTTACAAATATTATTGCTAGTCTAAACAGTGATAATTCAATCTCAATCAGCCATAAGCTAGGCGGAGAAATTAAACTAGTAGACACTGCAAATGATCCGTTGAGTAAGATTTTCTCAACTACAACTACTGCCAACTACTTTGCTAACCCAACAGGCACAGCTAAGAACTATGTTGCCAGCTTGTGGAGCCCAACTGTAGCAGGTGCAGGATTTATTACAGTATCTAACTCAGCACCAACTAATGTTCCAGCAGACGGTCAATTATGGTACAATTCAGCAGTGTCAGATGTGGACGTTATGGTACACAATGGTACAACATGGGTTGGTTATTTGAACTACAGCCAGCTTGCAGGCGGCACAGCCACTGACCCAGCTGGACCAATCATCAGTGCTACAGAACCAACTGTACAAAGTGATGGTACACCATTGGGCAACGGTGATTTATGGATCAGCACTGCTAATATCGAATCTTATCCAAGAATCTACAAATACAACTATACTACCAAAGTATGGGTACTGGTAGACAACACAGACCAAACAAGTGAAAACGGTATTGTATTTGCCGATGCACGTTGGGGTGTTGCAGGCGCAACAGGTGCAACTGCTGGCTCGATAGTAGCATTACTAAGCAGTGATTACCTAGACCCAGATGCTCCAGATCCAGCACTGTATCCAAAAGGAACATTGTTATGGAATCTACGCCGTTCAGGGTATAATGTCAAACAGTATCAAAGATCTTACTTTACGTTTGGATCAGGTCTAAAGAACATCCGTATGAGCAATGCTGATACAGCTAGTTACTCAGGTACTAATCGTTGGGTATCAGTTGCTCCTAATGACTATCAAGGTGCTGGACAGTTTGGACGTAAATCAGTACGTGCTGTTGTGGTCAAAGCACTAACAGCAATGACTAATTCAAATCAATTCATCCGTGATGAAGAGTCGCGTGTGTTTAACTTGATTGCTAGTCCAGGTTATGTAGAAATGATTGCACCAATGGTAAGTTTAAACTATGATCGTGGATTGACAGCATTCGTTGTAGGCGATACACCTGCACGTTTAGCCAGCGATGCTACTACACTAAGCAATTGGGGCAATAACTCATCATTAGCCGCAGACAACAGCGACACAGGTTTAGTATCAACAGATCCATACTTGGGTGTTTACTATCCGTGGGGATTCACAACAGATTTATTAGGCAACAACATTGTTGTTCCTCCAAGCCACATGATGTTACGTACTATCGCACTAAGCGATAATGTTAGCTATCCATGGTTTGCACCAGCTGGTGTACGCCGCGGCGGAATTACTAATGCCAGCTCAGTAGGTTACATCGATTCACTAACAGGTGAATTCCAAGTAACTGCATTGAACACTGGACAGCGTGATACCTTAGCAGGTGTGCATATCAACCCATTGACCTACTTGACTGGAACAGGACTAGTAGCTTACGGGCAGTACACACGTCAACTAACTGCAAGTAGCCTAGACAGAGTTAACGTAGCTCGTTTAGTAATTTATCTACGTCGTCAATTGTCATTGTTGGCTAAACCATATGTGTTTGAACCAAACGATACGATTACACGTAACGAAATTAAAAATGCAGCCGAACAGTTACTATTAGAATTAGTCGGTCAACGTGCTATCTATGACTTCTTAGTAGTTTGCGATACTAGCAACAATACTCCAGCGAGAATTGATAGAAGTGAACTTTATTTAGATATTGCGATTGAACCAGTCAAGGCAGTCGAATTTATCTATATTCCATTGCGCTTGAAGAACACTGGTGAAATCAAAGGCCTTGGCGGCAATTAATTAGGAGAAACTAAATGTCAATCGCATCATTATCAAGATTTACAGTACCGCTAGCTAGCAATCAGAGCAGTGCAACACAAGGCATGTTGATGCCAAAATTAAGCTATCGCTTTAGGATCAGCTTTGAAAATTTTGGCGTTAGCGGACAAACCGTAGAACTAACAAAACAAGTATCAGAAGCCGCTCGTCCAACAGTAAAGTTTGCAGATCAAAAGATCGAAGTTTATAACTCAATAATTCACTATGCGGGCAAACCAGCTTGGTCACCTATCGCAGTTAAATTACGTGATGATATAACCAACGCAGTTACCAAACTAGTTGGCGAACAACTACAGAAGCAATTTGATTTCTTTGAACAAAGTTCAGCGACTTCAGGCGGCGACTACAAATTCCTAATGCGTCTAGAAATGCTTGACGGTGGAAATGGCGCTGACGGTGCTAGTGTCATCGAAGAGTGGGAACTATACGGTTGTTATGTTGAATCAGCTAACTATGGAGCATTGAAGTATGCTGGTGCAGAAGTACAGATGATTGATCTTTCAATCCAGTATGACAACGCACAGCAGATTATTCCAGCGGGCGGTTTAGGCGCTCCAGGATTTGTTCAAACCAGCGGCACAGCGGCAACAGGTGCAGGCGGTTCGTCTCTATAATAACTAACCCACTTAGGTGGGTTTTTTATTGGTTGAGCATTAACTGACCATATTAATTTACACATAAATACTGTATGGCTTTCACACCCAACAGCTCGTTAAGAGCAAATTCAAACATATTGCTGAGAGATCAGCGTCATGCGTCTCGGCTGTTCGCAGAAGATCAGTTCAGACTGGCTCCTAAATTTAATTTCCAGTTTCACGTAGCATTTGGAATCAATCCAGCTACACTAAAAACCATTGATATTGCACAGCGCCACGGCAATGAAATAGGCATGTTGGTCAAAAGTGTGACACTGCCAAAATATGGAGTGACTACTAATACAGTTAATCAGTACAACAGAAAAAAACAAATTCAGACCCAGCACAAGGTCGAAGGCGCCACTATCAAATTCCATGATGATAATATGAGCTTGATCAATAATCTATGGCAAAATTATTACAGCTATTATTATGCTGATTCAACATCGGCACTCAAGGCCGGTGCATTCAATAGAACCGCTATACGAAACTACGATAGCATTACTAGTAACTATGGTTTGGACAACGGCAGTACTGCGCCATTTTTTACCTATATAAAAATATATCAAATGGCACGCCACGAGTATGTCAGCTATACTTTATATAATCCTATTATATCAGGTTGGGATCATGGTACTGTAGGTTATGGAGATAACGGACTGCACGATTTTACCATGAACATAGTATATGAAGCAGTCAGTTATGGCAGTGGACAAGTGACAGCCGGTGATCCGATTGGATTTGGCTTGGAGCATTATGACAACACTCCTAGCCCGCTACAAGCATTGGGTAGTCTTGATAGTGCAAGCCCTACATTTCTTAATAATTCAAATCTTATCGGTAATGCAGGCAGTTTCTTGGCTAACCTAGTAGAAACTAACAATGCCTATGCAAATAGTCAACAAGCTAATAATTCAGCAGGTATTGGTACTTCGACAGCTACTACTAATCAGACCACTGGTGGTATACAGGATACTGCGTTCCCTACAACCAATTCTACTAATAACACCACTCAAGCAACTAACTCAACGGTAGGACAATAATATGATTAGCAATTTACCGCCAACAATTAGTGCAACTACTGACACCAAAGAATTCTTTGATAAGTTTTTTACAAACCAGGTTAGTTTTCCAGCAAATGAAATAGATGCCGCTGTGGGCTTTTTTATGAAGAGAGGATTTGACTTAGAAAGTGCCCGTAGTACAGCAATCGTATTATTAAATCAATCTCGCATAGATGGAGTGCAGGTATTTCAACTGCTAGATACCATGAAGAGTTTGACCGATGTACAGTTAAGTCAAATTGTAGCACAGGTACTTAATGCATACAGAGAAAAAACCAGTATCTTAGGTTATAGAATTGCACCAGTCGTAAATCTATACGAAACACGCAACATACTAGTGTAACATGGCCAGCAAATTTGCACAAGGCAAGTTTACAATGCGCCACCCGGAAAAGTATGTTGGATTAAAAGTTCCAACGTATCGTTCCAGCTGGGAGTGGAGTTTTATGAACTTCTGTGACACTAATGTCAATGTGGCAAAATGGGCCAGTGAGGCCATACAAATCCCCTACAGAGATCCACTGACTGGCAAAGCTACAGTGTATGTTCCTGATTTTTTTATACAGTACAAGGACAAATTTAACCAGGTTCTTACCGAGCTGATTGAGATCAAACCAGTAAGCCAGAGCATATTAGAACGTGTGGGCAAGAACAAATACAATCAAGCACAGTTTGTTAAAAATCAAGCCAAATGGGCCGCTGCCACAGCTTGGTGCAGGCAACAGGGCATCAAATTCCGTGTAGTTAACGAAAATGATCTCTTTGGTCAGGTTTAAGTATAAGTAATATTATGACTAAGAAACTTGAAGAACTACTTAATTTGCCCGAAAGCAAAAAAATTATCAAGGCAGAAGAAAAGAAAAAAGACTTGCCTGTAGACCCGCAACCGTTCCTGCGTAGCATGGAGGAATTTGACAAAATTTCAGCGGCATTGCCTCGAGTAAGCGGTCTTGGTGATCTAGCAGATAATGAATTTGATGCCCTAGCGCAACGTGCTACAGATGCGTATGATGACCTAATGGACCTGGGCATGAACGTTGAAGCACGATATTCTAGTAGAATTTTTGAAGTAGCGGGCGGCATGCTTAAAAACGCAATCGACGCTAAATCAGCTAAAATTGACAAAAAACTCAAGATGATAGAGTTACAGCTTAAGAAGCAGAAATTGGATCAAGATACTGTTAGTGATGATAGTGTTACACTTCAAGGGGATGGTTATATCCTTAGTGACCGAAATAGTCTCCTTGAAAAACTTAAAAATATGAATAAATAATGTATCAGGACTAGACCATGAAATCATTCAAAGAATACCTAGTAGAAAATAAAAAAGTCTACAAATTTAAAATTAAAATCGTAGGCGACTGCCCTAAAGATTGTGCTGAAAAGATCAAACTAGCACTATCTGAGTACAGTTGTGCATCTGTAGGAACAGCTAAAACTACTCCTATCAGTGCAAACCACAAAGATTTTCCAGAACATAAAAATGTTGCAATGTCAGTATTTGATGCATGTACGCACTATCCAGCAACCAGTGAACAGATTCTTAACAAAGTTGCGCAAGGTCTTGGGATCAGTTCAGGCAGTGTAAAAGTTCTTAATGAAAAAGAACAAGAAGAAATTGCATTGAATCATGCTAATGACGAAGCAACTGGCGAAGCACTAGTTGATAAAGACTATGAAAAAACAGATAACCAAGAGCTAGTTGGTGGCAAGCGTTTGACTTTCTTAAAATCTTTAAAGAATGAAGAAAAATTAAAACAGGTCACTGGCACAAATGATGAGCTGTTAGCCAAGACTGCTCCCAAAGCTGATACAAAAATTAAAACACAAGATACTAAAGTTAATACAATGAATGCGTTTAGTAAGAAAAAAGTTAATTTAGTTCCTGTTAAACACAAAAATAGCCTTAATGTAGCGGCTAAGGTAAAAGGAAAATAATATGAATTTTTACGATCTAAGTGCAAAACTAAGAGCAATTGAGGAATCATCTGTTGCTGAATGCGGGGACATGATGCCAATGCCAATGATGTCACATGCCCCGCAACAACAAGATTCAGTTACTATGAATGTCAGTATGAATGGTAGCGGTGCAGGCGGGATTAAAGATCTAATGTCCATCCTACGCAACATTGAACAATCTGCAGAGCATGATCATGCAGAGCCGATGATTGCACAACCACACAGTATGGATGGCGATGTTGACATTGTGTTAGGAACAGCAGATGAAGACATGTTGTCCAATGCAGATGCAGATGAAAGTTACGGCAACAGTGCTCCAGGCGGCAGTGATGCTCACACATATGGTATAGATGCTGTTACTCGCAAGGGTGACGACATGCACAGCAAGGGTGATGTAAAACGTCTACGTGTTAATGGTGGCGAAAACCCATTACAAGAAGCTCTAGTTGAAAGACTAAGCGCCATGTATCAAGAAATCAAAGAAGCAAAAGGCAAACGCACAATGAGTCGAGCGGCTAAAGGTTATATGAAGTACGGTAAAAAAGGTATGAAGGCATTAGCTGATGCTGGCCGCGAAGGCAAGGATCTCGAGCCAATTCAAGACAAATTCAACAAGTACAAATAAGTTTTGTCGCAGGTCAAAAGGGCTCTTAGGAGCCCTTTTTTTATGTAAATAAACGTATGGCAAAATCATTAGATGGTGTATTAACCAAAAAAGCACACAGTAAAGAAAAGTTTACAGAACAGCAAGTTGAGCATTTGTTAAAATGCTCTGACCCCATTAACGGGTATCATTACTTTGCTAAACACTTTTTCTATATCCAGCATCCTGTCAAAGGCAAGATGCTATTCCAACCATTTGAATATCAAGAAAGGCTACTGCAAAGCTATCACGAGTTTCGATTTAACATCAACATGTTACCTCGACAAAGTGGCAAGACCACTTGTGCATCAGCATATTTGCTTTGGTTTGCCATGTTTCACCCGGATCAAACTATCCTAGTAGCCGCACACAAATACACAGGTTCACAGGAAATTATGCAACGTATCCGTTATGGATATGAATTATGCCCGGACTATATTAGGTCAGGGGTTGTGAGTTATAACAAAGGGAGTATAGATTTTGACAACGGATCAAGAATTGTATCAGCTACTACTACTGGTAATACCGGTCGTGGTATGTCCATATCCTTACTATATTGCGATGAGTTTGCTTTCGTACAGCCGAACATTGCTACAGAGTTTTGGACATCAATATCGCCAACACTAGCAACTGGTGGACGTGCGATTATCACCAGCACCCCTAACAGTGACGAAGACGAGTTCGCTATTATTTGGAAAGAAAGTCAAAATCAGTTTGACGAGTACGGGGATGTTAGAACAGACGGATTAGGAATGAACGGATTCCACGGATTCCGTGCAGAGTGGCATGAGCATCCAGATCGTGATGATGAATGGAAAAAAGTCGAACTAGGACGCATTGGT